TTACTTAGCATGAGAACGCGCACACGGTCATCATAACGGTCTACGGTACTATAGAAGTCGAGGAATGTCCGCACCTCATTAGAAAGATAGTGATGCGTACCTGTTTCGATGATAAATTCATCGAAAATAATCGTTGTTACATCAGGGAAAGCGATAGATTTCGCGCTCGCAGACACGCTCAGTGCCTGAAAATATCCCAGGGTAAGCCATGGATCATTCTCCTCGGGGGCGGGACCCCGATACTGCGCTAGCGATCCCTGAACTCTGAATTCGTACTCAGGGAATTCATGGGCGATATCCGCGAAAAATGTTTTGCAGCCCTTGAGTTCAGGTTTGTAGCGGCGCATGTAGATGAACTGTTCACCTTTTTCCACGGCATTCTTGATGACCATGCGCTTGGCTCCGTACGTCTTCCCCAGACCACGAGCCCCCATCACCATGTTGATGACGGCGTTGTACGACAGGATTCTGTCGAACGAGTAATATGAGAACTTTTTCTTCTTAGACATACCGCCTTAACTCCCAACTGCATCCCGCGAACATGCTCAGTGACCCACTATTCGGCTCTGGATGACCGTCCGGGCCACGGGCCCCGATACTCTCCCATCCGCCGGCGCCTCCAGTGCAGTACTCGATATGACCTCCGCCAGAATACCATCGACACACAACCAGATCACCTTCCCGCACTTGATCGGCGGCGTCGAATGAACCCGACCCCGAAGCCACAACCCAGCCGGTGCTGCTGCCATAGATCTCTGCGGTTCCACCAGGGCCGATGTCAATATTGCAGCATGTCATGTACAGCCACCAGCAGAAGCCACTACAATCCGTGACACCGGTTTGGTCCGGGTGAAGGCGCGCGTTATACCATTGATGATATTCGAATTTTCCGATCGAATCCCACGCCAACTTGGTCATCGCCTTAATGCCCTCACCCACAGGGCCATTCGGTGCAGCCCCATTATTCTGCGCCGACTCACTGGCCTTGTCCTGCCCTTTAGCAGAAGCCTTCCAATAACCAGTGCCCACACTATAGCATCGAGCGAATGATCCGTCATTGCACTTGACTCGGAGCGTGCCGTCCCCCATGTCTTCGACACTTTTTATTTTTTTCGCATCGGCCGCCTTGTCCGCCGCCGCATTTCCCGAATGGTCCTGAGTGTCGCCGGGATTCAATGTGATGCCGTTCGTCTCCAAGCGGGAGATCATGTCATAGGCAACTTCGTATCGCTGTCCTACTGCATACCACTCACCCTCATATTTAATGGCAGCAGCCATGTCGTCCAATGACGCCGGGTGCGGGCATGCGTTGACCAATCGCTTCAAAATCTTTGCATAATTACCCCACCGGTGCATGACGACGATGAGCAGCATTGCTGCTTCTGTTTCGCTCTCAGTGTCCAGCCCAAGCTCCTGGCACCTTGGAATATAGTCATTGTTCAGGTCGTCCAGCATTTGACTATTCTGAATCTTGTGGCCTGTTTCAGAATCCAGTGCGCCAGACAGCGCAGCACGATCGGAGCCGTTCAGGTAGGAGTACTGTCGCGACCCGATCGTCCATGAATCGCGACCCTCTGCGAGCCACCCATCCACTGTCCCACCGAAAGATGTGCCCGACGGAAACCTTTTCAGTAGATCATAGGCGCGCCCCTGAGTCCACTGCCCGATCCCCAAAGACAGAGTATCCGGTGCGGAAATAATGCCGTAGTCGTTGCCCGCCTCCACGGTGGCTAGCACGGCAATGATGCATGCCTTATGCGTGTCGTCGAATGCCATAGACACAGTATAGCGCCCCGCAGAATCTCCTGCGGGGCGCCATATCACACCATTTCAGTGCAGCTCAAGGAACGTGTTGTCGAGGAACACGCGAGTGTCCTTATCATTCGGGCCGAGGAAGACCAGCGAGAACACATAGTCTCCACCACCCTCATCCGCATGGAAAAAACCGTCAACCGTACTGTAAATGTACGCCCCGTTGAAAGCCCCCGGAACCGCAGCGTTGAACCTATATTCAGCGACGCCACTCGGGCCCTGACACTTGATGCCCCAGTGAAGATCGTGCACGGCACGAGAATTGTGGTGAATCTGCGCGTGACACTGAATCACATCATTCGGGTCAAGGTGAATAGACCCGCTGAAGACGACGGTATTCTGCTCCTGAGAACCGCGAACAGTACGCTCTCCGGTGCCTGACTTCAGTTTCTTGTACCGAGTGCGAACAGTCCTCGCAGAATCGCCGGCGGCCTTCGCCTCGTTAATCTGAGAGGAGAGCGACTGCACGGTGTCCAGCGCCGACGACGCTGACGCCGACGCGCCATTGGCCTGCTGGGCAGCCGCGTTTGCCTTGCCCGTCGCGTCAGTGGCCTGCGCGAGCGCGTTCGCAGCATTGGTGGACGCCTCACGGGCCGCCGCCGCCGTCGTGTCCGCCACATTGGCGGCGCTCGTCGCCTTCTCCAGGGCCCTGCTGCTCTCCCCCTTGGCGTTTGAGGCGACGGCGAGCGCGGACTGCGCACTCTCCTTGGCGACATGAGTATTCTCGGCGGCGTCGTTGGCGGCAGTCAGCGCGCTCGTAGCATCTCGGGACGCAGTGCGCGCCTGGGTGAGCGCACTCCCAAGATTTTCGTCGATCTTGTTCATGGCGCCGTTCAGGTCACCAAGGACACTGAAATGATCCGACGCTATGTAGAGTGGCAACTGGAAGTTATTCGTCTTATTGGTGGCGGGCATTAGTTCACTCTCCTATTCTGAAGGTCTTGTATTGAAAGAGATTCCACTTGCTGGGCGGTATGGGAAATAATGCCTGTGCCTGTGGACACGTATTCCATAATGCTGAGAATGGCGTCCTGGGGGCTGCAATACTTGCCCGTGACGGGCGAGAACATCCACGTCCCGAAGTGCGTGAGGAAATTCTTGCCCTCGGTCTCCAGCTCTGAAATATTCACTGGCCAATTATCAATGTCGCCAGCGGTGCATCCCATGCGGGATAGGTCGTCAGCGAGAATGCCGTGAACAGTATATCTGTTGTGAAGGTCGGAAATTAGTTCACTCAGCTCGCAGGTCTCACCGGTCAACCAATTGAAGACCTTGAACTTGTCATCTTTGAACTGTCTCTTCGTCCACTGGGTCAATGTCTCCTGGAAACGCTTGAACTCCTCGTCATACTTCCGTACGGACTCGGCAATCTGCTCTCGCAGCTGCTCGGGTAGCGCATGGTACTGCTCGAGCTCCTTGCGAACGTCTCCGAGGAGGCGAGTGACGCGCATGTTGTAGTCTGCGGCGAGATTCTCAAGGTTGTTGGAGAGATTGTCGCGCAAACCATTATTGACCCATTTGCGGAGTTCCTCGAGAATTTGAAGATACGTGTAACCATCACGATATGTGAAAGGTATGGTATTAGTTAGTCGATAATCTGGTGGAACCAGAAGATAATCACCGTCTTTGATGATGTCATTCGGGTTGTACGGTTCAGTACCAGAGCCCATAAGTCGCTCTCCTCCCCGTAAGAGAGTCGTTACTGCTTCTCACACTCATGAACAACTCCTGCAATTCAGTGATGACCATCATATCAACATTCGTGAATGTCTTCCTCCACGCCGCAATCAATTGCGGCGCGTGACCAGTATAACCCCAAGACCGTGATTCCTGAGAACCGCGCTGCGACGACTCCCCAGACTGCGACGAGTCACCGCTCGTCTCACCTCTGACGTCATTGGTCCCGTCGGACTGGCTGACATTATCGTTAGCCGCTGTCGCATAGTCGCCGTCACCCGAGAGCCTGACCTGCGGAGTCTCGGACTGAACAGTTCTCGCATTGGCCTTCTGCGCGGACACGGTGCTCGTCGTCTGCTTGGCGCCCTGGGACTGCTTGCCTGAACTGCGACCGCTGGACTCCTGGTCCCCCTTGGAGCGCATGTCCTGGGTGAGGAGAGGGTCGGCATTAATCAATTCGGCCTCATACCACTTATTATAATAAGGCATGATCTCGTTCATTTTCGTACGGAGTTGCCGTACGAACATATCGACACTCTCGAGCCCGATCTCGTTATAATAGTAGTGGTCGATGATCTTCTGGTTCAAGAAATCCCTGTACTGCTCATCGAAAATCGGATAGGATTCCAATCCGATATTCTCCACACCCTGCCGCGCGATCACCTCACGCAGCTCAATCGTGTAATCAGCCATTCTCGTGCATCTCCTCCAGATCAGTACTCCCCAGATCAGGATTCTCGCCCCGCAACCCGCCGGCGACGGCACTCAGGGCAGCATTCTCCGCCGTCGTCAGCTCATCAAGATTCCACTGGCACATGACCTTCAGCCCGTACATCTTGTTGATCCGCTCGCACGCACGTTGCCGCTCATTCAGGGCAACGGCGCGCATGGCGAGGACTTGGCCCGAAGCGCCGGAAGCCTCTTCGACGACCATGCGCTCACGCTTCTCTGAGTTGACGTTCATGATGCCGAGAAGTGTAAGCGTTTCATTCCATGTGCGCACCTTGGCGTCCATAACATCCTTAATTTGATTCGGTTTGTAACCGATATCAAATAGGGAAATCTTTTCCGCCATGGACTCCGCACTCAACGCCTCCGTGCCGAAAATCACGGGCTGACCCTCGACAACCTTATTGAACGCTTGAACCATGGAATTATATTCGTTATTATTGACAGCGAAAACGAACGGGTGACGAGCTGACAACATATTGATCTCAAGCGTTCGGTCCAATGCGGCGAGGCGCTGAGAATACATGCTGATGATGTCCCAATCCGGAATGCGGGTTTGGTTCGCCCAAATAGGAACACATTCGCTCCCAGAGAGTTGGCGGGAGAAAACTTGATTCCCGTACACAGTGTATCCAGTAGGGTTATCATACATGTTGACCTCACCGAGCCCCGTGGCCCGAAGGGTCATAAAACGCTGGAACTCCTCGTCGAAGTAGAACACGGTGAGCGCGTCGCGCAAGAGAGTCATCTCCAGAAAGCGCAAATCCACAGTGTCCGGCATGCCAACCCATTTGAACCGGTTGCTGCACATCTCAATGAGGATGCGCTCATACATCGCGATCAGCTGCGTCTCGCGAGTCTGAACCGGGTTCAGTTTGTAGCCGGCCCCCTGCCCCTCATTAAAAGGGCGGTATATTTTGCTGGCCACCCAATCTTTCTGCTTGTTAATGTCAGGTGAAGTCAAGGTGAATCCCCTTCAGCGGTTCGTTGTCGCCAATGAGTGCGCTCCCGATGGTGAACGTTTTGTGCCACACGGTCACACCCTTCTCAAATATACCACGAATGCTCTGCTTGAACCCCTCAGGACATGTTGCAGAACGAATGTAGGTCTCCTTCATCTGCCAGTATGTGAAATTCTCCATACATCTGAAATTCTTGGGTGGCCGGTTGAAAATATTCATTGCGTACCCATACCTGAGCCAGAATTCGCCGATGCGCACCATCGTTCCAACATCAATCAATTTTTGTCGCAGGACGATCTGCCACCCTTCTGCCGACAGCATGAATGCGTCCCCGCCCACCTGTCCCGACGTTGTGGGGGCGATCACATCGCTATCCTGAATTTTCGCATTAATACCCGCAATGGCGTTAGCGTAGTCCCCATTGGCGGCGAATTTCGCCATTTGGAGATTGCTGTCCGCAAAATAACGCCCGTAACTGTTCTTGAGGTTCGTCATGGCGCTGGCCTGCTCGGCCCGCATGCGGTTGTTCTCAAGGGCTGTGCCATATTCGTTGCCCATATTATAACCCTGAGTAAGAGCATTGACCGCGCCGCCGAGAATATTCCCGCCCAGTGCACTGGCGACGCCGGACCCGATAGCATTCACCCCCGATCGCATGAATTGCTGATTCGCGTTGTACTGCGCCATCTGCGTATTATAGGCATTACCTAGGTTCGTCATGTCCGTACCCTGCTGCATGGACGCCTGCGCCTGAGCGAACTGTGTCGAAGCGCCACGCAGGGCCTTCTGCTGCCCCCACTCGGCGGACTTTTGCTGATAGGCGATCTGATGTGCGTTGGACGCCGTGTACATGAGATAAGAATTATTGGTGAGAGTGAATGTCGGGAAATTCGCAAACCCCGTCATCACGTCGAAGTGCTCGCTTCTCCCGTTCCAATAGTCCGTGACTCCGAACGATGATGCATTCAGATTGTTAACGGTGAACATGATCCGGGGGTTCGGGGGTACGATGTGAGCCCACTGGGTGACGTTGAATTTCCAGTCAACGACCGCCTCCGGGCGGATCATGAGGGGCGTTCCCGTGAATGTCGTAAGCTCAAACCACATGTACGGTGCCGTGTAGAATTTCCACAAATGTTTGTAGCGATCCGGGATATGCGTGTCGGTACGGAACGGGGCGGCCAATTCGATCGTCTTATTGTTCTGAAACGCGTCGCCGAAACCTTTCTTCGCAACGAAAACATCGGCATTCACGGCACTCTTCCCATCATGCGGGACATCAGGGAGTTTCGTCTTCCTCCCCTCCAACTTACCCCAGTCAATAACACCGTTAGGGATAGCGGTGATACTCACAATCCCCTGTGCCACCCACGGAGCATACGACAGTGCCTCGGCCATCGTTGTGAAAGCGTCCACCGGCATGACATAAACAGCGCACCCGTTCGGCAGACCTTCGGCAATACTGCCTTTCGCCGTCGTGAACTTGGGGTCGTCGGCGCTCCCGTAATCCTCCTCCAGATCCACGGTAGAGGTGACGACGACGTCGTAATTCGCCGTGTCGTACTCCTGCCCCTCTTCGGGAACCGGTGTCGCTGCGACGAACTCCCGCCAGACGTCGCCGACAATGTATTCCGCACCAGTGTCAAGGCCTTCGGGGGCCGTGAGGTAGCGCCGGCCGTTGTCGGTCCAGGCCTCCTCGGCGGCGATACCGAGATGTGAACGCTCCACGTAGCATCGTGTGATTTGCCACTCGTGCATATAAGACTGCCACACATCGAGTTGGACTGTGATTTCAGTGGTGTTCGGGGCGACATATCCTACTGATGTAATGAAATAATAGAACGTGTTTCGAGAATTGACGTGGTCCTCATTATTCCTGGCAATAAGGTAATTGTAGGTGTTCGCTTTGGAGAATGGGACGTCAATACGAATCGGACGTCCCTGAGCACAGTACGTCAATCCATGAATCTGCGTCCACGTGCTGTGCTTCTTGTGACCATGGACAATAGCTTCAAAAGATTCATCATAATTGTCCCACCATACAACATCTCGGTATGTTGCGTCCCACGGAACATTGCATAAATAAACATCAGTGTTCGGCGTCCAGATGGAATAATCGAAATTAAGCCCAAAATCTCCGATATCCTTCGGTGGGCGGGTAACAGCGTTCATAGCAAAATGATACACCACGGCCCCGGGGCGAAGAACGGTGACAAGAACTCCCCGGGGTCGCGGTGCATTCCAACCACACCCGATCCCATCCCCTGATCGGAGGCGGAACTAGCATAGCACGGGCGAACAGTGACCGCAATCGAACGTATGTACTATACCGCTAGTCTGTGGATAAAATCTGGCAAAGTTCAGGGGAGGGCCTTGTGGGCCCTCCCCTGAACAAACGGTGTGGTCTACCTTACTTCTTGGGCCAGACCGTCGGGGCCGAATCGATCTCCAGCGACCACGAGAACGCGCCGCCGGCCTTCTTCGGATCCGCGTTCGTCTTAAGCGTGCCGCCACCAACAATCCGACCGGAAATAGTCACGCTCGTCGCCGTCTCGTCCGAGGCGATCACGAACACACCGTCATTGTAGACGCGCGTCCGCGGACTATTGTTGCCCTTCATCGTGAAGTCAACCGGAATCTCGGCATCCTTGGGCAAGTCGGTACCGGCGATCGTGTAGGAGAGGTACCCATTCTCGCCGGGCTTCATCTTGTTCGTGGACGACACGGGACTCCCGTCGGCGTGCCGGAACGCATCGGGCTTGAGCTCAAGATCTTTGGGTGTGACCACATTCACCTTTTCATCGTCGGCGCCGGTCCAGAACATGACTGCGGGCACGAACAGGCTAGCACTAATGACCTCCCAGTGGTGCAGAAAATAGTTCTGACCGAGACTGACGGGGTTCGGTTGGCTCGTGTTCTCCAAGAGATTGTCGGCGATAACAAAGAAATCCTTCGTCGTCAGAATCGCCTGGCAGCCATCGACATTCAACCTGGAGTAGGGGACCTGGATGATCTGCGCACTCATCTGCGCACGGTCGAGGTTGAAAGCGGCGGCCCAAGCTTCGACGTTGATATTCGCCATGACCTCAGGCGTTGTGATAAGAATGAGGTCACTCGGATTGGCCCACACAGGCATCTTGCCTGCGTTGAACTTCGTGTCGATGAACTTCAGGTTGCCGGCACACGACTGCACGCGCTTAATGAGCGCCTTGGCATCCGCCTCCGGCGCGGTGAGGGTCTGAAGATCGGGAACTTTCGTGTGCCAGAAACCGCCGCCGTCTTGATATTCCTTGATGAGGGACATTGTGAGAAGGAATTCATCCCAGGAGTCGCTCGTGGAGGGCATCTGAAGGATTTGGTTCAGATAGGTTTGAAGGCCCGAGTCATCCAGGAAAGCCCTACGCAGCTGATCACGGTTCACCGTAATCTTGTAGAACTCCTGTCTGTTCACCGTATGGAACTGTGAGGCGACATCAGGCTTCTCGGTGCCGAAAATCGCTTTCTCCCCGTATTCACGATTCGGAGAATAGTTGTAGGCACGCAAAAGACCGGCCTGAACCTCTTCGATCGTGTCACCGAACTGAAGACTATTCCTCTTGAACGCGGCGAGCGGATTCTTCCATGAGATATCCCGCGTAATATACGAGCCGACCCTATTAATCAGAGCGTCAGTGAATTCGTTCCACGCGGGCGTGTACTGCATGAGGCCGCGCACCGTTTCAGTTACGTTGGCCTTGGTCACATCGGGGATGCGCCGCTGATAGTCGTAGGACGCATCATTACGAATGCGGTTCATGATCTCAACATTGTTAAAGGGGCGGACGTCCCCGAGATTCCTGGGCATTACTTATCTCCTTTGTTAGCGAAGAACGCGTCGATACTACCATCATCGTCCGGACCGTTCACGGCTGCCGACGGGTCGTCGTTGCCCTTATCATCGTTCTTCAATCCGATCTGCGTCATGAGATCATATGATTTTGACTTAAGATCGGAAATCTGATCCTTGAAGGTCGTGTTCTCATCAGTGAGCGACTTAATTTTCTCCGACGCAGCATCGAAATTACCCTGAAGAGAATCGTAGGCCCCACGAAGATCGTCATAAATACCTTCGGGAATCCCTTTCTCGCTAGGGTTCTGGATCGCATCAACCATATTATGAAAGTCCATTGCTTCCTCACATAAAGATAGGGTGAGTGCTCATGCACTCACCCTATCATATCACCAGCTTGACGGAGAGCGGCTGACGAAGACGGCCAATCTCAAGACATCGCGTCAGGCGGCTTCACGCCGTGGGCTACCCTCACGCGGCGTCATCCGACTCCGCGGCCGGCGGCTCGTAACCCAGCTTCTGCACAGCACTGATCTCGATCAGGGAGGCGAGGAGTGCGGACAGACTCTTGCGCTCGTCCCAGTGCTTCTCGTCAAGGAAGGCGTGCAGGTCGCTGGAAATTGTAGTGGTAACATTCTTCTTGGACATGTTAATCAACCTTATACGTAAAATGTGTTTCCCTGAGGACTACCCCTCCGGGAACTTTGTGTGGAACTAGCTTACCATGCCACACTTGCTCTGAAAGCAAGTCCTCCACTGTGACATTACTCGCAATGTTTCTCGGCAGCCCGGCCACGTGAATCTCATCAACACCGTTAATCCGCTCACCATACTGCTTCGCGCGATTATACACGGCCAGCTCAAAATCAGCTTCCCTCTTCCACGCTCCAAAATCGGTCGGGTGTTCCGTGATCCCCCGCGCTTCAGACAAGAGATGCATTGAATCGGTGTCCGCGTAGCAGAACGAGGCATAGTTCATCTGGCAAGCGCGAACCGTGAAATCCCTGGCCCATGCAGTGATGAAGCAAGCCATTGCCGTATACACGGGGTCTCTCTCCTCGTAGTCCGCCTTGGTGAGCACCACGCGACCGTCCCTGAGTATGGGGCGCTTGCCGGTTACAATGCGACGAGTACCAAACTTTCCGTACAAAGAATTAAGATACAATTTGGCGATAGTCCGCACGCCTCCAGTTGACTCCTCTTTTACTTTTTTCCATTTATCGGTGTATTCATCGAAGAGACCGATGGTTGACTTAAAAATATAAACATAATACACGTCGTTTATCTCAAAATCATAGTGTTCACAATACAAGGCCAAATCCACCGAAGTCATCCCCAAATCAACATTCTCTGCCTCATGAAGGTACTCAGTGCCAACGAAACGCATATTGTTCTTCAATTGAATGCATGGCAGCATATCTGGTTTAAGACGGAAGCTCACATTCGCATAAACAACAAATAATCCATGTTCGGGGAGATGATCCTGTCGTTGCGGCATGCCATAGGGGAGAGGGCGCATTCTCATTACTGTGGGGTACAGCGAATTTACGTCGTACACATGACCCGGACCAATCAAGCGTTTAGCATACCGCGGATTAACGTAGGTGTATCCGCCGCGATACGCTCGGCGAATCTCGTCGTCCCACTCGTCAGGAACAATGGGGAATAGCTCCCTGAAGCCGCGCTCGCCGTGCTTTGACGCCTTGAAGTTCTTCAAAGTATCGCTAGCCACGGTAAGCCCTGCCATCCCCATATTGAGCGCGATAACAAGCGCCCGAGACATGATCTCCACGTCTGTGCGCACGTACTCCCACTCCTCATCGGTGGGGGAGTATCCCACAGGGCGAAATCTCTTGTAATCAATCTCGCCTTTCTGAATGGGTAGGTTGAATGTCTTGGCGATTGTTTTTACACTCATGGGTAGTTTCTTCAGGGAGTCCCTGAACTCGACACGAATCTTCCCGGTATGCACTATGATCCGATAAAACTTACCGAAACCGTCGATCGTCGTCTCAATTCGATGCGAGACGCTACGATTTCCAGTCACTTCGTACCCAGCCTTGAGAAGATAGTCCAAGATGAAGATGCCGTCGAAGGCGAGATTGTGGAAATAAGTTATGCTGGGGGAGCGAGAGATGAAATTAATGAACGATTCAATGTCCGTGCCAGTGTGGTAATCATTTAGATCATAAATGTTCTGAACTCCCCACGCCCACACCCTACTTCCTACGACGGTACCCGTTTCGGAGTTTACGTCGTCCACGCTTTCGAAGTCGGCGCTGTTCAGGCGTATCTCGATATGCTTCTTCAAGAGACCAACCCTCCACGTCTTCCCATAACGACTGAAGTCGATCCTCCCCTAGCTCGGCGAACATATATGAATCGCCGTCTTCCTCATTTTCCGGGAGTGTTCCCAAGTATATCATTCCCAGTGCGTCAGATAAATTAGAATCGTGTGTCCACATAAAATATAGTGTCTCATCATCGAGACTCATGAATTTGTCTGGCAAATCGCTGCCCGTGTACAAAGACATATTGACGATGTTCTGCCTGATGCCTGCGATCTTCTCTTTGATGTCGGCGGGATTCATCATCTCACGCAGTTTCTTCTCACGCATGGCAATCGCGTCCGGCCTCATGAACTGAGTCGGTTTAGGGAGGCCGCCGCGCCGCAGGTTTTCGGTCATCGCCGACCCGTCAAACTTAATGCGCTGCCTAAATGTCCGATCATACTGGCCAACCGTCATATCGGGGCCAAGCCACGGAGGATTCACTTCCTCGTACTTTTTAATGTATGCTTCCTTCTTGGCGTTCGCACTCTTCACAGCCGTATACAAAGAACGCATTGCCTGCGACGTCACCACATGGCCTTCGTGATCGCGATAGAAGCCGATTGTCGGAGTCATGAACCCCTTGAGTCTCTCAATGTGGGCATCCAACTGTTTGCCTGTGTAGCGCTTCACGAGCAGCTCAGATTTACGGGGATCATACTTGGTGCCTGAAATATCAACGCCATATCGTCCATTATTGATCTCATGCAATAGGCTCCGTGACCCAAGAGGGTCATATCGGCCCGCTGCGATCTGTTGAATCTTCTTCGACGCCTGGCGCTCCAAGCGAAGCGCCTCGGCTCTCTTCGACTCCAGTGACATGGAAACCCTCCCCCGCCCTACCGGGCAGAGGAGGGCGGCTCATGTGTACCTTATCTCACTTATCCTTGGCGAGCATGAGGCTCATGTACCGGAAGCCTCGGCGTCCCTTGCGCTCCACAGGGATGAGCTTCACGGCGCCGTTCCAAGTGGACGGCTCGCCCAGGAAGGCGAGAATGTTGCGAACGGCGCCCTGAATGCCAACAGAGACAGAAGCGAGCGCCTTGCCGTCGGAAGTCAGGAGTACGACTCGAGTCGCCTCCCCGATCTCGCCGCTCTCCTCGTTGGCAACCTCAACCTTGTGGGCGACGATGTCAACAACGTCGAGGATCTCGCCGAGATGATCGGAGAGGGGCTCTGCATCATTGACAGCACTGAAAACGGTCTTCTTGGCCTCGATGTCGGTGCCCTTCACTGTAGTGAAGACACCGGAAGAGTCGAGAGTGTCCTGGAAGTTGGCAGTGGTGGCGATGTCGGTGCTCATTATTTTCCTTTCTTAGAAAAGTGTGGGATGAAGTGTTTCAGGATGAAACTCTTCAAGGTTGGTGTGGAACTTGTTGTCGGGGAATGTTAGGGCGAGAAGATTTTCGACAACATTCATGATAGTGGGGGAGTTCCTCACCATCATCGTCGTCATCAAATCGCCATCAACCCAGCAATTCGCGTGAGTATATGGTGACTGGAACTCAACCATGATGCGCATCTCACCACCGAACGGGTGGCATGACCCCGACCACGCTTTGCCCACGCGAACGATGTTAACGGGAATGTCTGCACCTTCCTGATTACTGATCGTAAATCTCATTTGTCAACCAATCAATCTGAAACGGGCCAAGAATCGAAAGGGTCTGATAAATCTTCTTCCTGTCGAATGGTGTGCTAATCGTTGCTGTCACCATAGGCGTAGCAGGGGAAGGCTGCCCCATCGTCAGGGCCGTCATCGATGCTGTGGACGAAGTCGTGACTACATACGTGACACCATTATAAGGGAAGCGTGTCTCCCACTTGCCCTCCCCCTTGGACTCCCAAGTAATATTGAGAGTGTCACCGTTGTTGATCTGGATGCGGTCCTTGTAAACAGCAGTGAGCGTCACGCTCTTGGCGAACACAAGGAGGCACTGCTTAACAACGTCCTCCAAGTCCTCGTAGCGAACCTTACGGGGGAGAAGGGTGTGTGTGTCAACAGGTGGAGCAATGACAATATTATTATGATGAAAAGCAATTGAGTATGTGTCTCCCCCAATATCTACGTCAGCGACCCATTCCTCCATGTTAGAGCGGCGGGTCGTCATTGTGCCACTCTTCTGGTCCATCGCGATTTTGTATTCCATTATTTCCTTCCTGACCACCAAATAAGAACAAACGATGCGGCCACTAGTAGGTACAGGAGAAGTGCGTCAATTATTTCTTGCAACGCCGATCGACCATTCCGGAAAAGTAGTCGAAGACGTCTCGCACATGCTCTCGGCTTCTCCAATGAGCCGTCGTAACTGTGCACAGCGTTCTGGAGTCCACCTCCACAATGTACTGTCGTCCCATGAGACTGAAATCCAAGACTCCTTCGTGTTTGAAATGTATGGATTCCGCCAGAGACTCCAGATAATCAAGGAGAGCAGTGTAATCGTGTGCAGGATCACAAACATTGTTCACAGCCCCTCCTTCACCATGTGCTGGGTGAACAAGGCGTAGTCCACAAGATCACGCTCCAAACCATCGGCATCAGCCGCCGTGTAGTAGATGCCCATATACGCACCCAAACGCCTCACGGCCGCCGCCCACTGCTCATCGCTCACTGTACCACGACGGGGCACCCGAAGGGCCCTCACGGTGGCTGAGAACGAATCGTCGAGCGAACGCAGTTCCAGTGCAAAATCAGCACCAACCCCCTCGCCCGCGAACAGATCGTTCATAAGCGAATCAAGATTGACGTCCCGAACATCGATCCCCACTTTCTCGATG